TTTTCAATCGAAAAACTTTTCAAAGCCGTCGAAGCTGAATTGGCGATTCGAGAAGACGACACGGTAACGGTGACACCACTACCAGCAGCACCCTCATCAGCCTTCAGCGGAGTAGCAGAATCGAGCGTAAGCACGTCATTCGTCATCGAAGCAATGCGGTAAATCCCATCATTCGATGCGGAGTCAGAGATAAGAATCCACTGACCAGCACTCAACCCAGCAAAACCATCAACGCCATCATCAGTAATCGTATTCGTGGACGTATCAAAGATCACCGAAAGCGACTTCACACCACCCGTCCCGAAAGCACTAAAAGTGCTAGAGAGCAAACTCTCAATAAACGAGTCGTACTCGTGGTAACTCAACTCAAAGTTGATACCGCCCGAGGCTTCCGCTCCAACCTGAATCGAATCGGACACCTGACGGGTTGAGTTAATCTCTTTCGTGGTCTCCGTCTGAATCTCGAATTTCAGGTCCTCACCAGTCATCCGAAGTTTCTTCGGAGTACCTAGCGTGTCAATCACCCCGTAAGTAGTTTCCTCAAGGTATTGCAACTGCGCCTGAGAAGTCGATGCAAGAGCCATAACGTCACCTCTTCATTACGTGTTTGAATCAAAATAGAAAGGTGCGATAATCATCTGTTTCACCCAACTCACACCATCCATCGGCGAATATGCCGGTCGCGGCGTCTTGAATACAAGCCCACTCACTGTCACCTGCCCGTAATTTGCAACAATCAAATCAAAAAACTCACTAAACTGTTTTGAGCCCGCTCCTTTAGGCACAAAAATAGTCGGTAAAAACTGGCACTCAAAACGGGCCAAACGGCTAGTTGATCCAGTCATAGCCATCTGCGTAGAATTTACCACACTTACTTCAGCAAGTACAAACACTTTTTTGGGTAGAGTAGTCAGATCAGGCATCTTCTGATTCAAAAAATATACATCATCGGAAGAGTACAGCGACGTACTCAACCCAAGGAAGTGGGAATATACAATCTGTCGAGCTTGCTCAAACGTCACGACTGCACCAGCATACTCAAAAAGTGACCATCCACGGCCGCGCCGGGAGTAACCATATTTACACGGCGCTCAACCATATGCCCAGGTTTGTTCACGCTTCGCAGAAAACCGCCCTCATCAGCCTCCAACAGTTGTATATACGCACCCTCCATTTCATCCGTCGCACTATTACAAAGATAAACAGGTGTCTGCAAACGTATGTTACGAATTTTCGGCAACTCTCTCGTCAAGGCGGCATTTACCGCCTCTGGATCACCTTTCTGCCTCGGATCAAACTCAGAAGGAATAAACTCATAGGCACGATCAAGAAACTCCGTATCGTACTCATACGTTGGCTGACCAATGCCTATGCGCCAATTAGCCGCCGCATTACCAGAATACTGTGGCGTCTCCTCCACCAGCCAGTAAAAACTCTCCAGCACAAAACCCTGATACACACGTTCCGTGTATCGGGTTGCCTTATCTACCCAATCGCGCAAACCACGCTCAAATTCGGCTAGATTAGCAAATCTCAACATTACATCAACCTACAGTGCAATTCCCATGCGCCCTGGAAATCATCATAAACGGCTAAAACAGTGTATGTGAATGTGCCTACTGTGACGCGATCACCGGTTTTCGCAGTAGAGACATCAGCCTTAGATACTGTAACGATCACATCACCAGCCCTATACTTCTCATCCTCTTTATTCAAATAGCGATACGTGGTCTGATAGCGCTCAACAAACGCCTGAACGTTCTGTGTATCAAAACTATACTGTTCCGACACACGATCAAACGATATCTGTGACTCATAAACAATAGGTTGTAGAGCGTTGACACCAAGTTCATAACACACAAAAACCTGAAAACCGCCAGTAGTCTCCTCTATACTAGCCACCCTGTAATAGTTACCTTTAAGTGAAATAACATAATCTCTATCAGCAAACTCACCTTTGGCAACATACAAGTTATACAGATTAAAAAACTCAGAAGAAATTTCCTCCTCTTTCTGCAACTTCCGCCACGACAATGCAGCATACATCTGCGTACCCGTGCCGGCTATTATATCCGCTGAAGTACCAACGATCGCCAGATCATCAACCGGATGCAACACCCAATGTTCCTTCAGAACACTTGTACCACGAGAATCCTCGATAGAATCCCCCACCAGGTATTTGGTTGAGTGTACCGTGACCACACGCCGGGCGGGAACGGTCGTTGCCGCAGGTACAGTTACAGTACGGCGACCACCGGTCAATGAATCCCTAACCGCAAAGTCGTAAATCTCCAACTGACCCTTACACACTTGCGCCGATGTGTAAGCATCATACACTGGAGTCCGAAGAAAACGTGCTGTAACACCAGAAAGTTTCACGTCCCAGTCACAGGGTCAGAGGTAGGAACAGAAATACCGCAGAGCGGGAGGGGAGTCGCAGAAGGAGCCTCATTTCCCTTGTAAGCCTGGTACGCAGTCAAAAGGGCATTTCGGGATCGGAGGTACGACACCCGAACCTGCTCTGCGGTAAACTTATACGGGGAATCGCTGTATCTCATAAATGCCGTCTTCCCTTCCTGCATCATCTTAGGAGAAAAGATCGGCAACGAATCAAGACACTGCACCGCAACAGCATAAGTTGCGAAAACCCACGCTTTTTCAACGACATCCTGTTCCGCGGATGTGCGAGGACTTGCCGCAATACAGGCATCCACAACCGACAGCATATCAGATGCTAATGTATTAAAAGCATCCCGCAAACTGTACGAAAATAGCGGCGTCCCCAGTACAGCATCAGGCAACTCTTCAGAATCAACCCCTAACGCTGCCCGAATGTCATCGTAAGACGTGTAATCTGTAAGCGCCATTACTTAACTCGCTTCATCACACCGCCAGCAATCTGGCACTCAACCCACGAAGTAAGTTCCGTCGCCACCTGCTCACCATGCGGGAACCGTTTATTCTGAAACGGGTCAACCAGATCGTTATACACAGCGACCACCAAAGCCCAACCCTTCGGCAGCTTGATCTCCGGCTGCGTAACCTCTTCCGTTTCAACAGCCGCCTGAACAGCGTCTTCCGTTTCAACCTTCTTTTTACGCGCCATCACAACACCTCCAATATATGGAAACCGGCGCTTCGCTCCTTCACGAAGCGCCGGGTTTCAGAATTAGACAGTCAGGGACAGAACGCTGAAAGCATCGTCAAACAGCCGGAACACGATCTCGGCAAAATCGAACCGCAGCGCCCGCGAACGACGAAGCACGAACTCCTCAACCGCACTGTACGCAGCCGCGCTATTCCGAATCCGCTGAATCGCAGCAGAGCTGTCCAGACCCATCAGCGTATTGGCAGGCCAACCGGAATCACCAGGCATCACGAAGAAGTTCAGCCGTTCGATCATCCGGTTCACCACCGACATCTCCGGCACCAGACCAGTCAAAATGTGCTGGTTCGTGTTGGTGTTCTCCAGAGCCTTCTCGAAAGCCAGCAGACCATCAAGGTCAGTGACGATCCAGTCGATCTTCCGAGTGTACGGAGCCGACAGCAGCCACTTCACAATAGCCGTCTTCGTCAGAGTACCGGCAGTAGTGATGCTGGAATCGAAGGTGTTCGCTTTCACCTGCGGCAGCGCAGCGTCACCCATATCAACGTCGCCCTGAAGCAGAGCAAGCAGGTACTCATTGGTCAACGCGGCACGCTCCACCAGCGCCTGCCGCCGTACAGCCAACTCTACCAGATCGAGAGTAGAAGCCCGGAGAGCCTGATCGGAAATCTCCAGACCGATGGAGAAGGTCGGCACAGCACGTGCGGTATCCGACACGGTGATGCTCATCATCGCAGTCGGCTTGGCAAGCTGAGTGATAGCCTTCGCACGAGCCTTCTCAACCTTTTCATAATTGATCACCGGACGCTCAACCCGATCCTGGGTAACAGACGTATCAAGAGCAAGCATCCGATTAAAATTGGTCGGATCGGTGGTCCGATCAACCTGGAGCTTGTTCTCAATCATCTCCAGAATGACCGCCGGAAACATAATCCGAGAAGCCGGGTCAGCCTCCTTAACCACAACACCGGCGTTAATTTCCGCAGTACCATCGAACACCTGAGCCAGAGTCGGAGACCGCAGACCAAACTCCTGATTGGCAGCCAGAATCAGACCGACATCAGCACACATCTGCTCAAAGGTCGTCGCTTCGGCCTTCTGATGCGTCGGGTACTTCCGGTTGATAAACTGCGGAACCGTCAGGCCACTATCCAACGCAGCCTTGTACAGTCCAGCATCAAGCTGAACCTCCTGAACATTCCCATCCTGATCAATGTAACGGGGCATAATCACACCTCTTCTTGTTTAGTATTACTCAGACAGATTGTAGTCCACACGCTCAATAACACAAGTATCGCCGACCGACCCGTCCGTACCCACGGACACAACCTTCCAACCGGTAGCGGCATTGAGCGTCTGATCAACAGCCTTCGCAAGCGCAGCATTGACCGAAGTCTGATCAACAGTCGAGCCAACGTCGATCGCGGCACCAGGCTGGTTCGTAGCCTTCCGAACCTTCGGATACTCAGCAGAGCCAAGTGCAGTACCCTTCGCCACCGGAGTACCGGCAACAACGTAATCGCCAACAGCAATCGTCCCAGTACCGGTCGCCTCATCACCCTCACAAGTACACACAATGCGGCCGCTCAACTGCACAGTTCCGATCGAGTAGTCGTCAACAGTAGCAGATTCCACACCAACAATCCGACCACCGATCTTGTCACCGACAGCACACAAGTCATACCGGGAATCACCGGCGAGCTTACACAGCTTCCCAACCTCAGTATCAGTCAGGTTGCCGCCATTCGTCTTCGTATCCGACCCAAGACGAGCCGCGATCCGAGAACCATTGAGAATCTCTTCCGTGAATTTGAACTTAGCCATGATTCAACCTCTCTTATTGTTCTTGTTACCTCGCCTTACTTACCGACCTTTACCGACTGCAAACGCGCCAGATCAAGCCGCGTCACTTTCGGACCATCGCCAGATGCCGTCGGTGTCGCATCATCGGCATCCTCTCTGGACTGCCGCCCAATAGGAAATGCCTCCGTGTACGCACTCAACGTCTCCTCATACAGGGTTACAATATGCTCGGCAGGCTTCTGGGCAAGTTCCTTATTGACCGGCACACCCAACGCTACCTGCATACCAGCGACCTCGTTGGCGATAATCTCCTTCATCTTCGCCTCAAGCTCGCTATACCCATCAACCCGCGCCTGAAGCTCGCGAAGTTCGATTTTCGCCTCAATCAACTCCGCATCCTTCTCCTTCAACTGCTCCTTCAGCAGAGCCACCGGATTGACAGGCCCGCCGGAATCCGGGCTATCACCGGCATCAACCGAATCATCAACCGAACCGTCAGCCGACACAGCCGGAGTAGTCGCAGTACCGTCTTCACCAGCATCAGGCTCAGTAGCAGAAGGACCAGAACCCTGCGGCGGCTCATCGGCATTCGTAGCATTCATCAAAGACTCCTTCACATCGTCAGGAACATCCAGAGCCCCCACAGCATCTTCGAGCGATTTCCCCGCCGCAATCTGCTCAGCAAGGGCGGCCAAAGATTTGGCCGTCACAGCATAAGTCTTCTTCATGTTGAACCCTCCATTACGCTTTCTCCGCCTAGCAATACGCCGTTGTAGTTTACCAACAACATCGTCAAAAAGCAGTATATCATCAACAAGCCGCTTTTCCAAGGCTTGAGTACCAATAAATGTGCCGCCGTCAAGGTCCCACAAGGATTTTGCAGATACGCCGCGCTGTTCGGCTACAAAATCAATAAACACACCAGCCATATAGTCAATCTTGGCCTGTATATCATCTTTTGCAGTCGAAGACAACTTTTCATAGGGGTTCCCGATAAACTTCTTAGGACCAGAACGGAAAATAGTTGCTTTTATACCGTCTTGTTCTAATTGACCGGTGCGATCAAAATGCACGCGGACTGCCCCCAGGCTCCCAACAACAGCATCCTGTGACGCATATATGCGTTTAGCGGGTGAAGCCAACCAGTACGCAGCAGACGACATTTCAGCATCAGTAAAAGCGGTAATCGGCTTAACGGCACGAACCCGTCGTATCATTTCAGCCGTATCAGACAATCCGGCAACAACACCACCAGGAGAACGAATAAGAAGCAAAATTTCACTTACCGAACTATCCGCAGCGGCATACGCCAACGCCTCACGAACCTCCTGATAAGCTGTCAAACCCGCAAAGGCATTCCACCAAGAAACCTTGTTGGTAAGAAGCCCTTCAATCTGAATTACGCCAATCCCGTCAGAAAGACGAGAGAAGAGTCGTGGTCCTTGTACAGCACCAGCTTTTGGCGACTCATCATCTACTACCAATGCCTGCACACCGAAATCAGCAGGCTTCGCAGCCTGAAAACGCTCCAAAATCTGCTGATATTCTCGAAGAGACTCGTCCGTTCCGCACCAAAAAACAGGAATAGTCATTATTACTTACCTTGATTCTGCGATTTGGGTTCCTGCGGCGTATCCGGCTTCAGCGTCCGATTCAACGCCGACGTATTCGAGTTCGGATTCTCCACATTCGCCTTGTTAAACGTAAAAAACGTACCAGAAAGCCCAGGTGCACCAGCTTCAGGCAGCGTCCCAGTCAATTCGATGCTCGCCTCTTCGTCGCTGATAAGGCCAAGAGACAGCAGCTCAAGCACACGGGACTGTTTCATCGCGTAGAACGCTTCAAGTTCAGTTTCGGGCCGCAGATTCACAGGCTCGAAGGCAAATTCGGCTACAACATCCATCCCCATCAGCCGAAGCGCCATCGTGAAAATACGGCTAAAAAGGTCGTTCAGCTTACCCTGAACAGCGCCTTCGACAGTTTTCACGAACAACATGGCCTCAGTCGATGCCGTATTGAGACCCCCTGAGCTATGCCCGATGATTGCCGGGAGTGTCTTCGCGCCCGCAGCCTGTTTACTCGTCAGAATATCAGAAAGCGTCTTATACTCATCCGAAAGAGCCAAATCTTTCGTCGTCAACATATGAAATTTGATCAAATCAAAATAGACCAGGGCCTCCTCAGGCGCAAGACCGTTCAGTTTATTCTCCAGATCGCTGATCGTACTTTCCATATAGGCGGCAAACTTATCAGGATCATGCAAAACCTCAGCAGGCACATACTTCTTCCACTCTTCAGTTTTAATCTCCGCCGCCTGCCTCGGATGAATCGCCCGCTTGAATATCTTCCGAAGGTCGTTCATAAAATCCTGTGCGGCAATAATCGGCTGCAATGCTGCCTGCACAGGGGAATCGGAGTACGCCTGCGTCAAATCCTGATCGAGTGACGTATAAAAAAAGGTTGGTATATCCAAAGAAATTTCCTCGGAACCAACCTTCTGAAACGGAATCAGCCGCTTTCCGTCCGACTTAAACTGAACCTTCGTCGTCGAAACGCCTACAATACCTTCAGGTACACGATTCTTACCCAGGACAAGCTCTGCCGAACACGACCCGTAAGCCAAAAGCTCACGAGCCAAAGCCTCAGAAAGCGCACGAATTGTGGGATACCGAAACGTCTGCTTCGGCATCGCGTTCAACAGGTTGAACCGCCGCACAAACTGTTGCGCCAGTTTCGTCCCCTCGACACTGATCTTACCGTCAAGTTCCCTGGCGATCACCTTATATCGCTGACTGATCGCCATTCGAATCGCGGCCGACACAGCAGCACCGAGATCAGGGGACGCCTTAATGAATTTGTTGATCGAGTCCCACGTCTTGCGCTCGTAACGCAGTGATGTTATATCGGTATTAGCCAACTGAAGGTCTTGCGCCGGCAACGCCCCCTCACCAGGCTTCGCCGACTGCAAGAAAGACGGCAACGCCACACCGCCAGCTTTTTGCATTGCCGGCAACGGTTGCGAAACGTCTTCCGCCGCGCTGAACCAACTGCGAATTTTGCTTAGTAAGCCCATAACTCCCCAAGTATTCAAAGTTTTATCTTTCTTTTAACACAAAAGATGGCGACGATGCAACAAAAAATTGCACTTTCCATAAAAAAATGCTAGAAATATATCGAAATCAGACAAGGAGATACTTATGCACCCTATGCTCAAAGCACATATCAGCCGCCTCCGCACCCAAGTCCTGAAAGAAACAGGGGTCACTACGTACTCCGAATGGGTGCTGCAAAATGTCATGCTGCACGGCAGACCGTTCTCATTCAAGGGGCACGAATACCAGAAATTCATCATGGACTACAAAAGCCGGGTAAAGGTGTTCAAAAAGTGCTCGCAGATTGGTATGTCAATCTGGGCGGTAAGTTTCACCCTCGCCTTTTGCAACCTGCACAATGGGGTTACCGTACTTTACATTCTGCCGTCTGGTATTTTCTCCCAGCAGTTTGCAAAAGGCCGTGTTGACCCCATTATCGACGAATCGCCAAACATCAGAAACGCCATCTACCCAGGTTCTGACTCATCTCTCCTAAAGCGGTTCGTCAACAACTCATTTGTCTATTTCAAAGGCGCAAGCAGGAGTGCTCAGGCCATCTCCGTACCTGCGGACGCAATAACCATTGATGAAATGGACTTCGCTGAAAACGAGGAAATTCTGACACAATTCACCAGCCGCCTCACCCACTCTCCACACAAACTGGAGATAAAACTGTCCACACCTACCGTCACCGGCTACGGAATCTCTGCCGCCTACGACAACTCGAAGAAGCACGTCGAACTCCAAAAGTGCTGCCACTGCAATCACTGGTTCAAACCAGACTACTTCAAGCACATCATTTTGCCAGGTTTCAACGACGGTCCGAACCCCAAGGATATACGGACCATAAACTTCCTGAACAAACACATTCTGGACCGTTATGACATACGGACAGCGTATCTGCAATGCCCGAAGTGTCACAAACCGGTCGATCAGGACATCAAATATCGCAAATGGGTGTGTGAGAACCCGGACAGCAACTCGGAAGCAGCAGGTTTTCACATCACACCTTTTTCCGCTCCGGCGTTCATCAAACCAGCAGACCTCTTACGCATGGCCGTTTCCTATAAAGACTACGCGGACTTCATCAACTTCGGCCTCGGCGAATCCCATGACGCGGCAGAGAACGCACTCAGCAAAAGTGAGATCGAGAACCTATTCATCAACACCGAAACAGCTTCCACAGGCTTACGCATCATGGGAATCGACCTTGGCGGCACCTGCGCATGCTTCGTCGGCACCGTAAACCCCATCGACAACTCCATACTCGTCGAGCATGCCGAACGAATTCCGCTACGCAAGCTCAAAACCCGCTACTCGGAACTCTGCGCCCGGTACGGCATAATCTGTTCCGTCATGGACGCATTTCCCTATACCGACCTCGTTATGTCGCTCCAAGACCTCGATCACAACCTTTGGGCGGCAGTGTTCACAACATCCAAAAACGTCGAACTCTACACCTATAAATACGTAGAGGAAGACGAAGAGAAAGCCCTGTATGGTATGCGGCAGGTCAGCATTGCCCGCAACCGCGCAATGGACTATATTGTAAACATGCTGAGAGCGGGAAAGATAAAATTCAGAAACTGCCCGGAAAAAGCAACCATCATCGACCAATTGACCGACCCAAAACGGATCAAAATGGTCAACAAATTCGGCGACGAAGAGTACGTCTGGCGCAAAAGCGCAAAAGGCCAGGACCACTACTTCTTCGCGCTTGTGTATCTCGCCATCGCACACCTCATGCGCGGTATGTCGCAACAGCCGATGACGCTGCCATTCCTCGCCACTTCAATCAATCTCAACAAGAAGAGCAACCATGTTAGAGCTTGATCTATCCAAATACACCCCGGACCAACTCCGGGCCATACGCGACGCTATCAATGACACGCTTCAAGACGGCAAGACACTGAATCTGCACGAAGAGTTGATACGGGAATACCAGGAAACCCGTGACATGCTCGACGATGTGCGCGACCAATTTCTCACCGAACCGCAAAAAGTCGCAGCGCTGCAAAACGCTTGCACAACTTTGCTCAGCAAACTGGTCAAGCTTCAGTCAGAGCTGTACAATATCGAGCGCGTAAAACTAATCGAACAAACACTCACCGACACGCTCGCCAAATTCCCGGACATAGCCGAAGTCTTCCTCGAAGCCTACGAAGAAGCTCTCGCCCGCAAAGACCAGGGCGCATAATTTTCAAATTTTGAAATTTTTCTGTTGACACGCCCAAAGATCCGGGCTACGCTGGTGCCCTATCAAAACACAGGAGGTCACCATGCTGCTTAAAGACTATT